CGGGGCTCCTCTGGGTCGCATGCGACCCCTGCCATCGGAACATATCCTCCCGGATATGCTCTTGCTAGCGGAGGGTTCTTAGCTCTTGGTTGCCGGGAGGCAACCATTGGCTTCGACCTTCCGGTGGCGGACCAAAAGTCCGTCCACCAACTAGTGGCAGTGATGCAACTCTGGCGTAACAGGACGACCTGTCCTGACGTGCTCCAGTCTTGCATCGGCACCCCGGGTGTTACCCCGGGCTGATGTCGCTTGGCAGCGATATCGGGTTGTGCTACAGCGACGCTTGGTTAGCGTGCATGCGTCCCTCCCAATCGTGAGATTATGGAGAGATCATGGTAGCACCTGTAACTGGCCCGTTTTCGAGTCTTCGGACGCGGAACGTGGTCAACCCTACGTACGGATGGACCATGCAATGGGGTGACACCCGTCGCACTTGGTACCGACAAAGGAGGCCTTACAACCTTCCTTTGCCGTACGCCTTTGCCGATAAGCAAATCCTTAAGTGGGAACGGAGCCACGACGCTCATTACGTCCAAACTCCCGACCTGCCGAACGGTTTGATGTCCGGCATCTCGTCCATCGCCTACGCCCAAGCTTATAGCAAGTTTGTGGACGTGGTCAAGGGCACTGCGGCGGAAGCCGCGGTGAACTGGGCCGAGCGGAAGCAAGCAGTGTCGACCATCCAAAAGAGGTCGATGCAGCTGCTCTCGTTCGTACGCGATGTACGAAACCTGAAATGGGCTCGAGCCTGGCGTACGCTAGGCTTCAAGAATCCCCCGACCTCTCGGCCTAGCAAGGCTGAAGTCAAGGATTTAGGTGGACTATGGCTCGAGTTTTGGCTCGGCTGGTCCCCACTCATTTCAGACATTGGCAATGCAGTTGAGATCCTCCAGGGGGAGGTTCCGACGTTCCGGGCGTCCAGTCGTAAGACTGTGCGTCAGGAGTGGACCGGGTCCGACCCCAAATGGACGTACCGCAAGTTTGTCGAGCGGGTGTCCTGGAGAATCGATGCGCGGGTTGTGGTGGATAACCCCAACCTGCTGCTTGCCAATAAGCTGGGCTTTGTAAACCCAGCTGGGGTTGCTTGGGAACTGGTTCCTTTCAGCTTTGTTGTTGATTGGTTCGCGAACGTCGGCGACTTCCTTGGGTCCTATACGGACTTCATGGGTGTGTCGCTAGCGGACGCTTACAGGACTGAGTACACCGACCATTGGCAACGCTCGCAATTCTCTGGAAGCTATTTTAAGGCTTTCGAGGGTCGCGTTGTCGGTGTCAATAGATCAATTGGTACCCCGCCAGGGCCCAAGTTGATCATCAGGCCCTTCACCGGGCTCTCCGTGACCCGCGGCTTAACCGCTGTGAGTCTTCTCCTTCAACAGCTACGTAAGTAGCGCTACCATGGAGGCAAATATGCCCCAAATCGCAAACCTCGTCGTCAAAAAGAACGACGGCACCACCGATGTCACCTTCACGGCTATCCAGCCCTCTGCTGGTGACAAGGCACCCGCCATTTGGCGGAACGAGGCAGTTGGGAGTGCGGTCGCTCACCGTCCGACGCTGCTCCTTACCGGCCGTAACAACGGTACTGGTACGGCGCGACGCCTGGAGGGCCAAGCGGTCTTCCCTTCCACTGTCACGGGTGCCGATGGCCGCGTAACTGTGGCTGATCGCCTCATCCTTTCCTTCAATGCGGTTGTGCCTTTGGGCATGCCGTCTGCGGAGGTAAATGAGGCCGTCGCCCAAGGTCTGAACCTGTTCTCCGCCACCCTGGTGAAGGACAGCGTGAAGACCGGTTACGCTCCCAGCTGACACGACTGGGAGAACGCCATGCATTGTGTACTTCCACGTGAAGTGGAGCGCACGATCCTCACGATGTGTGAGGACCTCGCCACACCAATATCCCTCGGCGTAGCAATACGCGTAAGGTACGGGTGTTGGGACGATCTTGCATCCATGCGGGTCGACCCGAAGCATTACCTCAAAGCCGAAACCTACTGGGCTGACGCCCAGGTGGTTTCATTTCTTCGGAAATGCCAGGATCTTCCCACGAGCTTCGACCGCAAGGCCGCTGCTCTTAAGAACTTCTGGAGTGCTGAGAGAGAATGCTTCCGCACCAATCAGCGACTACTACCTTTTATCTACGGTAAGGCTTATGCCCCCGAGGATGAGGGGATCTACAGCTTCCTGCTGCGGGTCCGAAAAATAGTAGAAGCTCTTCTGGGTCCCTGTCCGGATTTAATGGACGGGCGATTCGGTCCGGGTGCGACCTTTGGCGATAGGGGGCAGTTAACTACCGTTCCCGATAAGATGTCTTCCTGTCCCACTCTGACTATTGGCGCGTTACCTTTTGCGGCATTCCCGTGGAAGGCGACCGCATGGGCGAAAGCCTGTGCAAGCGACAATAGAGAGACCGTGTTGGTCCGCGGGAATCGCTTCACAACGGTTCCCAAAGACTGTACTAAAGACCGCGGCATCGCCGTGGAACCTAGTATCAACCTCTTCTACCAGCTGGCCTACGGGTCAGCGATGAAGTCAAGGTTGGCACGTGCAGGTCTTGACCTGCTCAATGCGCAAGATGTTCACAGGCGGGTTGCCTGTGAGGCCTCCATCAGAGGCCACTTAGCGACCATTGATC